AGCTTTCATCTAACCATTGAACAAATTCATCTACATTTGTAAATTCTTTATTGCTTACCCAAGACATTTAATCGACCTCCTAATTAATTTTTTGCATATAAAAAAGGAGTCTCCGATTTCTCAGAAACTCCATAAATGCCAAACTATTATATTTATTTTTTCTATATATAGTGTTTTGGTATATGGTTAATACTATATATAGATATATAATCCCTATAAAAGAGGGGTTTTATTAATTTATTGTGTAATTATACTGCTGCAACTCATTCTGCCATAATCTTCTTATTTGACTTAAGGTTAATAATTTTTTCATCTGCCTTTATGTTCTTTGCTAGTTTAATTGAGGGATATTCAAATAAGTAATAAGTTATAGTTGATAGTATTAGAGTAAATACAAACGATGTAACAATCAACATAGTCGAAGACATTTTGCTATAAAAAAGATGTACTATGGTCAATAGGATAATTGTGTGAAACAAATAAAGACTATAAGAAATTTTCCCTAAGAATTTTAAAACCATATTATTTAAAACCTTTGAAGCGAATGTTGAAGATATTGCAAATATAATAAAAATAGAAGATCCTATAGTTGCAAAGAGATCGTTCAATATTTCTCTATACGGTTCGTTCCAACTAAAAATAAATCTTAGTCTTTGTGAGCCGAAATAACACAATATTCCTATACAAAATAAAAATAACTTATTATATAAGTGAAAGCCATTGTAGAAAAAAATAATCTCATTGCGATATTTTGCGATAATACTACCACTTATAAACATGAACAAATAGTACAATGTAAAATAATAATTAGTACCCTCAAAAAAATCAGTTAAAGTAACCCCTAACGAGGCTACTGTTATTCCAACAATTATACTGTGTTTCCAACTAAACTTTAAAATAATTAACGCCATTAAAGGGATAAAAAAGGAAATTCTCATTTCATATGTAAGCGACCAAATGACAGGTAAGGTCTCATGTGCATCAAAACTACCTAATAAAATCACATGATTTAGAATACTGCTTATTGATAAATTATTGTGAGTCCAAATAGAGTCAAACCATTCACTCATATTAATATTATGATTATTAATAATTGGCGAAACTATAAACATTAATATAATTGCAGCCCAATATGGAAAATAAATTCTTATGAATCTTTTCAACATAAAATCTTTGTATCCAAACTTTGTTCCATTTTTAAATCCTAAAGATAGTACAAATCCGCTTAATACAAAGAAAAAAATTACTGCTTCGTGACCAAATGCACCAAAATATTTTAGTATTAAACTGCTAGTAAAAGTTAAACTAAAGTGGTTTATTACTACACTTAAAGCAGCTACCCCTCTTAAAGAATCTAATTCTTCATATCTATTACCATCTGTGGACAAAATATATCACTCCTTATAATATGTTCTTAATAAAGATTATACTATTCATTATAAGGAACGTATATTGTTTTTGGAAATTTAGTCTAAAATCTGAATAATAAATTGATTTTGTTGTTCATCTATAACTTGCCAGTTTAAAAAATCCGTATCAGGTCTGTATGGATCTTCATCAGTACCAGAACCAATTTTCTCTACATTGATAACCGTCATTTAGAGTGCCTCCACTTTAAAGTCGTCTAGTCTACCTACGCTATTATTTAGCATCATTCCATGCTTTGTAGAAGTCTGATTAAATGTATTACTAATATCAAATACTAGATTGTCGTTAACAAAACATTTAATAGAACTTCCACTTAACACTACTTTAAGAATATCCCCACTAGATGGTATAATTGTACTGTTTGACCCTAACATAGTACTAACTCCGCCTTCATTTTTGTAAATGCGAAATTGACTAGATTCAGTTTGAAATTGATAGTGATTATTTGTTTCAACACCCCTAAATAAAATTCTATTTCCTGCAGATTGCAAACTATTTTTTAGAGTAATAACACAATCAGAACTTCCAGACTCAATAGCAACTTTAGAGTTAGAAGTGCCACTACTAATATATGCTTGATTACTAGCTATCCCCCAAGTACCTGACCATGTTTCCCAAGTTTGCCCAGAATCAGCTTTCCCTAATGTTGTCGTATTATCAGTTCTATTAAAGGAATCATAAACCAACATATTACTCTTCTTAAAATTTTGATTAAACAAACCGATTCCCACACCGATTAACATTTCAATATACCGCCATTATTGTAGTAGCAGTTGTTCCTGTTGCATTTATTCTTTTAAAGGGCAAAGGTACAATTTGACCAACTGATATCATTGAAGAGGGAATGGTGATACTAGATCCATCAGGTTTTACAAGAGAAACTGTTCCAGTAGTACCCGTCACAACAAATCCAATTGCTTGTTTAGATAAATTTACAGTATCAGAAGGTGTAACAAATCCAAAATCTTGAACGTTACTTCCACCTACAATAACTGTTTTGAATACTTTTGTTACTCCATCCTTCAATGTAGTTACATAATCTTTAAAAGGAAACATATAATAACCTCCTTAATATTTAGCGTTAAATGTAAATCTTACGCCTGATTCTTTAACCTTAAAACTTATAACGTGCATATCTTTATATTCCATTCCCCAGCCTTTACCTGCGTAGATGAATATCTCTGATTCGTTATTTACGATAATTGTACAGTCATCTAAGTTATAGAAATCAATTTCGTACAAATTACATCCATGTGTCCAATCGGCAGGGGGAGATGGTACAATTTCAGCGTTTGCAACAGATGTTTGTAATGAATTAAATCCTAAATAGCCACTTCCAACTCTTAACATAAATACACCTCCTTAAAATAAAAAAAGAGTCTCGATTTCTCGAAAACTCTTGGATAATAAAACTATTAAATTACAATAAAAGTCACCTTTTAATATATGTGTATTTTTAGAAAATTTGATACTATTTGGGAAACATTAGACTGTGAGATTACAGATATTTTAAAATTAGTTAAGTCCCCAATCAAATGAGAAAGGGGACTTTTTAATTGAGAATATTATGTTGTTTGGAATAGGGTAGTTACCGCACAATAGTATCCTATAATACACACTTATCAGTCATTTTCCTTTATTCTATATCATAAATAACTCCATCTAAACTAATCCATGTACTATCATCTGTAATTGCATTAGGTATCGTAACGTTACCGTCTAACCCAACTTGAATTTTGGTAAATCCAAGTTCAGTTGAGACAAGTATTAAGAGATTTTTGTTAGGCTTACATTCGTCCGGTAAAATAAGCAAAGCTGTATTACTAGTCTTTATTCCTCCACTAATCACACCTGTCATTTTTACGGTTTTTTCTGTTAATTTTACATAAGGACTACGAAAATCAAATCCCACCCACTGCCAGTTGTTTTGAAGTGTGATTGGTAAATTAGAGTTCATTTTTGTTTTTTGTATATTATAAGATAAGCTTGTCATAATATGAATTAGCATGGCATCTGTTCCGTTCCAATTTGAATGTAAACCGTCTTGATACCAGTCATTGCTAATAAAATCTAAAAATGAGTAGTCTACCACGCTACAATCGTATTTGTGAGCTAAATCTATTATTTCGTTTCTATATTTAGGATGAATGTCTTGTGTGTACGGGAAAATATTCGTGTTAGCTATTGGCGGAACAGTGAGAATTATTCTAACATCATTATCGCTTTCATATAAATTTGTTATAATTTTTTCTACATTTGTTCTAAATTGTAAAGCCGTTTTTGCTTTAGATGGATTATAAATATCGTTAGTTCCTAATGCTAATAAATACGCCTTATTTTTTGTAGGAACATAATCAGCAACATGTTTTAGGTAATTTAATGTGTTGTCATCACTAAAATAACTTGTATCTTCTCCACTAACTGCACATCTGATAAGGTAAATTGCTTCCTTATCGTTTCTTGCTTGTAACCTAATTAATCCTGTTAACTCTACTTGAGCATTGATGCATTTTAAAGTATAAGTCCCTTCTCCTGTATTATTGACTGCACTCGGGAAAGAAGTCGCATAACTATCTTCTGTACCACTACAATCAATTGTTTTATATAGTATATCATCTTTGTAAACTTCAATACTCCCAGATGTTGTTGTTCTGTCAAACATAATGTCGACATAATTAAAGTTCCCTACAAATGATACAGTTGAATTGATAGGCATAATAAGAGACTTCTTACAAGCACCTTTAACACCAAAAGAAGTACCCACTAAAGTTAAAGTTGAGTCCTCTTGAAAATTTATAATAGTTTCCATATCATTTGGGTATCGGTTAAAATTTTTAATTACATCGAATAATTTAGAAACATATTGTCCACTATAAGGTAATCCATAACCAGCAGAAATACTATCACCAATAATGATTAAAGATCCACCAGTAATAAAATCTAATGCCGATCTAAATCCATCACGAATGGCAGCCTTATTGTCCTCTATAGTCGCCAACTGTGCGGTAAAGGAATCTTCTTTTGTATCCAAACGTTCCTTTAATGTAGCGAATATATTGTTATGAGAGTCTACTCTTGCTTGTGCCGCTTCTACGCTTGAATCACCTTCGATAACAACTTGATTAAATTGTTCTTGTACAGAATCAGCTTTCGTTTTTGCTGCATTTGCTGTTGCTACCGCTTCATCTGCTTTCGCGTCTGAAATTTGAGAAGTAGTTAATGCTTCATTTGCATTATCAATCGCATCGTTTATTTTTGGATATCCTACTCTAAGCGTGTCTGTAGGTAATAATTTTTGTGCATCAGCCATGCTCGCACCACCTTAATTATATTGATATGTTAGCGATTCGGTTAAAGTTAGATTTAATCCAGTACCGCTAATTTGTATATTGTTTACGCCTGTGTTAAGTGTGATGAAATCACCAGTTAAAGCGCTAAGTGTTTCTTCTCCGTCTACGAATACAGAATAAGTTTCGCCATCTATTACTATTGTTTTATTGCTGAATGTACCTAGAGAGAAACTTTGACTTCCTTTAGAGAACGTTACGTTTGTACCGCTTCCTTGTATGGTTATCGAAAGAGGTTTAGCGATAGTACCTTGATTGTTGATACTGATTGTTTGTGCTGTTGTTATCGTACCTAACGAACCGCCTGTATCTAGTAAAATATCAGACATAAATGGTATATCCGCTCCCCATACTATTTCATTGCTAGGTAACATGAAGTTTTTATACGGATTATCCGCCTTAAATTGCAATGTAAACGTATTTGTAAACATTAATCTCTCTGGATCAATTGGTGACGCTAATTTGACGGTATAATACTTGTCAGGCTCATAATCGAAATAAAGCTTTCTTGCTTTTGGTTTACCGTATTGGTCAAACAAAAAAGCAACGAGATCATTTAAGATTCGTTGCCTTTCGTATTTATCATTTGTTTCATATTTTAACGGTACGTTGGAGGAGCGAGTGCCTATTTCGTGACCAAAATCCCATACGCCAGCACGCCCTGGAATCGATACGCTTTTTTGCGTAAATTCAGGAGTGGCAGGGTTACGATGTCCTACCACTTCTCGAACAGGACCGAAATCAGAAAAGTATTTATCATCTATTTTAGTTGCCAAGAACAACACCCCTTTGTCTCGCGGTCCGCATTGTTAATTTATTTAATTCAATTGCTATTTGTTTTATATCATCATTGCTTCTTACGATAAAATTAGCGCCTTCTAGCAATCTATCATTGTTAATTGTAACGCTGTTATTAGTGTTATTGGTGCGGCTGTTATTAGAACTAGCTGGGTTAATTCCTGGTAATTTAGTGTTTAAATCTGCGTAACTAGGCTTCATCCATGATGTTAATTCATCCACCTTATCCATAGTAGGTTTTTTCTCATCATCTATACCTAGTCTCCATCCGATCATCATGTTTTTACCAATCATGTCACGCATCCATCGAGATGGGGAGTGTATATCTAAAGCGCCAGTGATTTTATCTTTAATACCTCCTGCCACTTCGGTAATTTTACTCCATACAGACGATGCCATAGAACCAATACCTTTTATTAAGCCGTTTATAATATCTTTACCGACTTGATAAAGGTCTACTTCACTTATCGTTTCAATTATTGTTTCACCAAGATTCCAAATCGCTTTTCCTAATGCGCCTAACAAACTTAATATACCTTTGATTAAAGCTTCGATTAACTCAACACCAGCGCTAATTAATTTCGGTAAGTTTTCAATTAAGGTGCTAACAATCGTTACTACCAATTTAAAAGCAGCAGAAACTAATTGCGGTAGTATTTGAATAATGCCACCAATTAGAGCAATAAGAATGTCCATTCCAGCTGTTATTATTTGAGGTAATTGTTCTGATAGCGTTTGGACAATTGTCATTATTAATCCGATTGCTGTCTCGATTAATGTTGGCAGTATTTCGATGATACCGTTAATAAGCGCATTTAAAATCTGAATACCAGCTTCAATAATCAATGGTAAATTAACAACGATAACATCGATAATCGCCATTAATAAATCTAATGCAGTTTGCAGTAATGTAGGTAAAATTTGAATGATACCATTAATAAGGGACATTAAAATTTGTATACCAGCATTAATTACAATTGGTAAATTTTCTGCGATTACTTGAACAATCATTTGAATAAGCGTTATAGCGGTATTTAACAAGACAGGAAGATATTGAATGATACCATTAATGATAGCTGTTAATATTTGTATACCAACTTCCAATAGTTGCGGTATGATGGTCACAATCGTATTAATGATAGTGGTAATGATTTCTAATGCAACTGGCAATAACAGAGAAATGGACTGCAATATACCGTTGACTAAAGCAACAATCAGTTGAACGCCAGCTTCGATAATCGCAGGCAATAAAACAGATATACCTTTTATTAATACTCCTATAATTTTCAATGCGGCATCTAATATTACTGGCAAATACGTAACGAT